CGGTTGGCAGATCGCCGCGCCGGTAGCGACGCGACCGCTCTACTATTTCTACGCGCCACACTTCGAGCCGCAAGCGCATCCGCTCCCGGTCAATACTGGCTTCTATACGCTGACAGGTGAGGCCGTCGGAGTTCTCGCCAAACGTACGCTAGGAGCCAATACCGGCTTCTACGTGCTCACTGGCGAGGCGGTATCCCTCATAGCGGCCCGCACGCTGTCGCTCGCCACGGGCTTCTACAGCCTCGTCGGAGAGCCTTCTACGCTGGTCGCTGGCTTAAAGCCGATGGGGACCAGCAATGTCGTGCGGCCGTCGGCGGCCTATCTGGCGATAGGCTGGCAGCTCACAACCTCGATCAGCCAAAGGGCGCTGTACTACTGGCAGGCCAAGCCGGTCGCAGTTCGACAAGTCGCGGCACCGGTCGATACCGGTTTCTATAACCTGACCGGCGAGGCCGTATCGCTCACTGCTACCCGCACTCTGTCCGTCAATGCCGGTTTCTACAGCCTGACCGGCGAGCCGATCACGATCATCACGGTCGTCAGAGCGCCGGTGGCGCAGCCGATGACGGTGCGGCCGTCAGCGGCTTACCTCGACCTCGGTTGGCGGCTGTCCTCGTCGATCAGCATTCGGGCGCAGAACTACTGGCAGAAGGCAGCAGTTGTCGGTCGTTACAGTGTCGGGCTGGATACCGGTTTCTATAACCTGACCGGCGAGCCGGTAAACCTGATCGTCAACGTCACTGGCATCGCTACCGGCTTCTACAACCTGACCGGTATTGCGGTCACACTCGCGGTCGGTACCGGAGCGGTCAATACTGGCTTCTACAATCTGACAGGTGAACCGGTCACGCTGACCGCCAAGCGGTCGATGCGGGCCGACACCGGCTATTACTCGCTGACTGGCGAGCCGGTCACGTTGCAGATCGCGCTGCCGGTCAACGGCGGCTTTTACAACGTCACTGGCGAGTCGGTTGGACTGCGCGCCATCCGTGCCGCGGCGGCGGCCACCGGTTTCTACAGCGTCAATGGCAAGGATGCTGATCTCAGCTTCTCAGGAAAGCCGATCTTCAAGCCGTTGCCGCCGACACTCATTGGTGGTGGCACGCTGCCGACATTGATCAGCAGTCCGGCTGGATCATCCAACCTCAGCAGCGCGAATTCGCAGCCGTCCTTGATCGGCATAGTGAGCGGCAACAAAGTGCAGTAGCATAAGTAGATGGCTGGACCATTAGTAGCTGATGCAGTCAGCTTTACGGCGGCGAGCGCCGGAACTGGCACTTTCGTGTTTGGCTCAGCGCGGCCGAGCTTCCGCACGCTCGCGCAAGCTCAGACAGCGGGCCACCTCATTGACGGGCAGATCGTCAGTTACGTCGCACAAGATTCGCTCGTCTCGCCGACCCAGCGCGAATGGGGTAAGGGCGTATATTCCAATTCCGGAAATTCAGTCAGTCGCTTGATCATTAGCGGAACAGTCAACGCAGGCGTTGCTGGTACCGGTTCGCCGATCTCATTCTCGGTGCCACCAGTGGTTTCTCTGACCGCTTTGACATCGAACTTCGGTCGCCAATCCATTATCGGTTTTGTCGGGTATGCCGTCTCGATTCTGACCGGAACGATTGCAGGCGGCGGCGGCTATGTGAACGGAACTTATCTCAGCGTTCCTTTTACTGGCGGCGCTGGATCAGGCCAAGCAAATATCGTTGTTTCTGGCGGCGTAGTGACGTCGGTGCGACCGATTCAAAGCACGGTGTCAGGCTATGCAGTCGGTAATGTCTTGAGCGCTTCGAACGCCAATCTTGGCGGCAGCGGTTCCGGCTTCACATTTACCATTACCGCCATAGGTAGCGATACCACTGGCATCGGCACGACGGCCCTGCCGTGGAGAACCCCGCAATATGCAGTTGATTTTGTCACCACGTACTTCGACTTCGCCGGTCCAAACATCAACTTACCGGGCGTTAGCATTGCTTGCGCTGACGGCGTTTATGACATTTCGAACGCTGATAACTGCATTGTCACTGTGGGCGCGGCGTGGGGTGGCGGCGGTGAATTGATTATTTCAGGAAATGGGAGTGACCGCACGGCGGTAAAGTTCACCACGGGCGTTCAACACTACAATTTATTGCCAGGTAACGGCGTCGAATATAGCCACATCGATCTGAAGACTTGCGACACGCGCGCTATCGGCATTTGTTTGCTCAAGCACTGCGACATCGATGGGGCGAGCGTAGGCTTTAACGGTTCGCAATTATTGATCGGCGGAAACTATACGATCCACAACGGCGGCGATTCGCATCTGCTTGTGCAAGATCAGGGCTATCTACAGTATTTTCCAGATTCGGTTAATGCGTCGTCGGCGATAAATTTCACTTCCAGCTTTATTTTTATGCCGAGCTTTGGATTCTGCGACTTCTTCGCTGCTGGCTCGCCATTCACAGGAACGATAACGGGCAAGCGTTATGCTCTCTTTAATAATTCCTTGCTCAATGCGTCGGGCTGGAATCGCGATACGATGCCCGGCAACCAGACCGGAGTTTGCGCAGCTAATTCCTACGTTACTTTTGCCGACTTCGACGTTGATTGTCAGGTTCCGATAATGACTGTGGCGCAATTACCGTCCGCCTCTGGCGTCGGCGGCACGCGCTACATGGTGACGAACGCAACCGCAACGACGTTTTGGAGCATAGTCGCCGGGGGTGGTGCTAATACCGTTCCAGTTACTTCAGATGGGACAAACTGGCGGATCGGCTAAATGCTAGGTTTTGCCGCATTGGCGGAACTCGCGCTGGCCGAAATTGCCACGGTGGGGCGAGTCGTGCTGTTGCCGATCTCTCCATCGCTGAGCGGCATCGAAACGCCGCCGTTACTGGTAGGCAACAACATAGCGCCTTATAGTGCACCGATGACGGTGACGACCGAGACGGAGAAGCCGTAATGGCAGCACCCAATCAGGACTTCATCACCTATATTGGCGACAGCGTCAGCCCGATCTTCACGGTGCTCAGTCCGCTGTCGACCGGCGTCGACATATCCGGAGTTACCGACATTACCTGGAAGGCGCAGCGCAACGCCACCTCGACCAACGCTGTCATCAAGACAAAAAGTGGTGGTGGCATCAGCTTCGTCACTAACGGCACCGACGGTGCGTTCCAGGTCAACATCCTGACCTCGGACACTGCGGCGCTGTCCGGCTGGTACATGCACACTGCGATCCTGACCTCGACCGTTGGTGTTATGACGGCCACGGTCGGTCGCATGCAGGTTGGTCCGCCGCCATCGTGGACGTGGGACCCTGGCTCGATGCCGACCACGCCGCTCTACGTGGTGAGAAGTCTGTGCGGCGACACAGTCCAGAGTGACCAGCAGCTCAGCGATGAACAGATAGGATGGGCGATCAGCCAGTACAGCAATCCGTGGCTGGCGGCGGCCGAGTGCTGCCGCATGATCGCAGCCTACTACTCGCGCATGGTCGATACTGTCGAGGGTTTGCTGAGGACCATGTATTCGTCGCGGCGCAGAAGCTATATGGCCATGGCGTCGGACCTCGAGCAGCGCGGCTTCGCACGCGGCGGCGTCTCCGCCTTCGTTGGCGGCATCAGCCTGACCGACAAGCAGAACAACGTCGCCAATACCGATCGCGTGCCACCGCAGTTCGTCCTCGGCATGTTCGATAACTTGCTGCCAGAGACGCCGGTCGGCCATCAGACCGGCGCGGGCCAGGAGCTGCCCGTCGTCGATGCAAGCGCTACGCCTAGCGTGGCTGGAGGGCCGGTCTGATGGCTGACGGCATCGAGATAAAAGTCGACACCCGGCAGGCCATCGCCAAGCTCGATCGCATACCAGTACAGGTGCGCGATAACCTGCGTAGCGTCATCCCCGATCTGGTGCGCAAGCTGGCCGGTCTGGTTAACATCAAGCTCAATACCGAACTGAAGACGCGCAGCAGTCTCAACGTCGCGCAGGAACTGCGCGAGAGCGAGAAATATATCCTCGGCGTGGTACGAACGGAATCGTCCAAGCTGCCTGAGCTGCCGGGATATCTGGAGGAGGGCACGCGCGCGCACGAGATCACCGGTAGTCCTCTGGCCTTCCAGTGGCCCAACGCACCGGGAGGTGTCGCCGCCTTATTTCCGAACAGTTTCCCGACGGTGTTCTTCCGCCACGTCTCGCATCCCGGTTTTAAGGGCATCCATTACATGGCGCGTTCGCTGTCCGAGATGGAGGACGAAATCAGGGAGAGGATAACCACCGCAGCCAAGACCGGAGCCGGGGAAGCGCGATGAGCGGCGTCAATATCGGTGGTAGCTACGAGCAGATCATGACGGCGCTGCTGGCCTGGGTGAAGACGCATACTGGCGGCAATACTATCGTACCTACTTTCGCCACCTATGCGCGCGGCATCCGCATGTGGGAAGAATTGGGAACAACGTATAATACAAGCGGTGCACCGATCTTGCGCCAGCCCGCCTTGTTCCTCTACGACGGCGTCGGCTTCGGCGGCGGCAGGACGCGCTACGAGCAGCGCGGCCGTACTCTGCCGGTGGTGCGGATCATTCACCGGACGTTCGTGATCTATGCTCGCTTGCCAGCACCTGTTACGCAGCCTGGAGGCACAGTCGGCGGCAAGATGTACCTACCTCTTGGTGGTGGACCGATCCTGCACCCACTGATTCAAGCCGTAGAGACGGCCATGGAGTTATCTGACGATCCGCAACAGGATGCTCTGACACTCGGCGGGTTGGTTAGCCATGCTTGGATCAGCGGTGAGAGCATGGTAGTAACAGGTGAAATAGACGACCAGGGACAAGGGATGGCAACGATCCCGGTCGAGATTATGGTTCCTCTCGGCGTCGGTATTGGTTGACGCCTTAACAGAAGGTCCATCCCATGTCCGTCCCTCCTGCTGCATTTGGTCCCGGCATTCTAATTCTGACGCGCACAGACATCAGTCCCGGTATCGCGATAAATGTCGGATACGTCCAAGAGTTTGGCTTAGATTTTACGGGGGCAACTAAGCAACTCTATGGTCAGTTGCAGTTCCCGCTCGTCGCCGCGCGCGCCACCATCAAGGCCACCGGCAAGATGAAGAACGCCACGCTGTCGGGACTGGCGATGAACGCCTGCTTCTACGGCAATACGTTCAGCACCGCTGCGCAGTCGGCCAGCGCGCCCGGCGTCTATAGCTGGAACGTCGGGTCGACGTTAACACTGTCCACCGGCTCGACCACGGCGACACAGGTCGGCTCGTCGCTCACCTTCGATGCTGATCTCGGTATTACTTATGTCGGCAGCGGTTTGCCGCTGCAGCGCGTGTCCACCGGCTTAGAAGCTGCGGGTAAGTATTCAATCACCACCGGCTCGCCGGGGCTGTACAACTTCGCCGCCGCCGACACGACGGGCGGTCCGGCTGGCGGCAATCCGATCAAGGTGACGTATACACAGTTCGGCTCGACGGCGACGAGCACCTTGGCACAGCAATCGCTGGTGGTCATCAACCAGATCATCGGGAACACGCCAACATTTCAACTCGACTACTACACGAACTTGAATCAGCCGAGCTACACGCCGTTCGCGGTGCGCATCTACGCGTGCGTGGCAAGCAAACACGTCATGGCCTTCAAACTGGAAGATTATATGCTCCCCGAGTTTGACTTCGATATCTTCGCCAACAATGCAGGACAAGTGTACGACATCGTCACGCCGAATATCTCGTAACAAAGAGGCAATGAAAGGGATGGCAAAGACAGCAAAGATCACGCTTGGAGGGACGGATTATGTTCTCCAGCCCTTCACTCTCGATGACCTGGAGGAAGTGGGCGAGATCATCGGCAACGGCAGTAAAGTCAACGGCGCGACCACGATCAAGATTCTCAAGATCGCGCTGCGCAATGCGGAGCCGACGCCGATCAATGTCGGTAAGGTTCCGGGCACACTCAAGGAGGTCAACGCCGCTGTACCGGTCATCCTTGAGCTTGCGGGCCTCGAGCCTGCCGAAAACCCTCAGCAGGTGGCACCGACCGCAGCTTGAACGAGGAGTTCTGGACCGACCTCTACGGTTGGCTGGTGTTCGACGCAGGGTGCTCAGTCGAGGATATCGGCAAGATGACCCTGCATGATGTGCGTCGCCTTTCCACCTACGCCAAGAAGCATCCGCCGATTCGCGTGCTGGTTTCCTACTGTGCTGCCGCTCTCGGAGTGACACTGCCGGAAGCGGAGGACCAGAAAAAATCCAAATATCTGACGGCTGAGGAATTCCGTCGCATTGTGCAGACGACTGGAGGTCGTGTGCCAGGAATGGGACCGGAACATGGCTGACGTTAATATCACCATCGGCGCGACAATAACCGAGCTTACCGAAAAAGTCGGCCAGGCAGCTAAATCACTTGAGACTCTTCAAACCGGAGTCAGGGCGCTTGCGGCAGGGCTCGGTATCACAGCTCTAGTGGAATTCACTTCCAGGATGACCGAGCTGGCGGAACAGGCCGAAAGGACTGCCGCGGTTCTTGGAATAAGCACGGTAGCGGCTCAAGAATTGGCAGGTGTCTCTAAGCTGTTCGGCGGCGAGGCGCAAACATTGACCATCTCGCTGGAGCGTTTGCAGCTCAACTTGCAACGCGCTCAGAATCTCACCGGCGCACAAGCGAATGCTCTAAAGGCTCTAGGATTGTCGGCGCAGCAAGTGGCGGCTGTGCCAATCGACAAGCAAGTAAATCTATTCGCTGATGCGGTTAAGCGTCTTAACGATCAAGGCATAAATCCAGCTAATGCTTTGATCCCGTTATTTGGGCGCGGTGTCACAACGTTGATCCCGCTGCTAGTCCAAGGCAGCGCGGCGGTCGAGGCATGGAAGCAAAGACTGATCGATGTCGGCTCGGTGATGACCGAGGACACAAACAAGAACCTCGTCAGTCTCGGCCGCGAGATGTCGCTTCTTAGAAGTTCATTAGAGGGACTTGGTGAAACCATTCTCAATGAGTTTGCGGCGCCGTTGAAAGATGCCGCTAAAGAAATATCAGCATGGATTGGGCATCTGGCCAACTTAAATCAGGCGGTCGGATTGGGCACGTATCTGACTGGATATTTCACTCGCTGGCTTGAGTTGCTCACTGCCGAGATGAACAAGGACGCCGCCGCCACGGAGACGGCGCAAAAGGCTTTAGCGGATTACAATGCAGAAACTGAGAAAGCGATTGTTCACTTAAAAGAAATAATAGTTACACAAGCTGCGGCTGACGCAAAAAGATCAGCAGCCATTCCCGACGATCGCGGCATGCGCGACCGTTTGAAACTCGCCGAGGAAGAATTCAAGAAAACGGAATCCCTGATTACCGAAGTGGTCGACTTCTTCGGTCTCGGTGAAGTCACCAAGACACAACTGATGGAAAAGGCGATCAGAGAACGAGAGATTCAAGAAGTAGAAGCTGGCGAGAAAGCAGTTCTGGCGAACGCCAAGGCGGAAGCCGAGATCGAGAAACTGTATGCCAAGATGGCCGCCGATATTCAGAAGCAGTGGAAAGCTGTCGCAGATACCATAGCTAGCGCGATCAATTCTCAGCTCAGAGCGGTGCTTGCTGGCACCGAGAGTCTTGCAACGGCGATGAAGAACATCTTCGCCGATCTAGTATTAAAGCTGATCGAGCACATCGTGACGCTAGGGATCGAGTGGGCCGTCAATTTCATCTACATGCAAACTATTGGTAGAGCGTTCGTTTCGGCGGCGGCGGCGGACTTCATATCGAAGATGACCGCAGACGCCTCGCTAGTTTACGCTGGCGTGTTCGCGAATCTCGCACCGTTCATGGGACCGGCAGCGGCAGAACCGGCGACTGCATCAGCGGCTACTGTTCTGGCGCAGCTTGGCAATGCACCGAAGTTCGACCTAGGCACACCGCTAGTGTTGGGGACCGGTCTCGCCATGGTTCACAAGGGCGAGGCCATCGTCCCGGCCTGGGCCAACCCGGCTAATCCGACCACAGCGGGACAGCAAACGACCAACAACTTCGCCGGCTCCAACATCGGCCTTAACATCAACGCAGTGGACGCGCGCTCGTTCGCCAACATGGTGCGCAACAATCCGGCCGCGTTCCTGTCGCTGTTCGAGCGGCTAGCGCAGCGCGATTCGCTGAGGGCTTTGGTCAGATGAGCACGCAAGTATTTCCCTCGACCGCACAGTGTCCCGGCATCGACATCGCGATCAGCCGCAAGGTGACGTGGGACACCATCGTGCAGACGGCGATGTCCGGCAAAGAAGTGCGGGTGGCGACACGGCAGTTTCCGTTCCGTGAGTTCGCTCTGAAATTCAACTTCCTGCGCTCGTCTACGGTGTGGCTTGAATTGCAGACATTCGAAGGCTTCTTCAACAACCGGCAGGGCCAGTTCGATTCTTTTCTGTGGACCGATCCCGATGACAACACGATCACGTCGCAGGGGCTCGGCAACGGCGACAGCACCAATCCGAACTTTCAACTGCTGCGGGCGTTCGGCAACTTCGTCGAGCCGATCTACGCGCCCAACACTGTTACCTCTGTATCGGTCGGCAGCACGGTGCTTACTTCGACGCAGTACACTATCGCATTCTGGGGTGCGACCAATCCCGGCATCATCAACTTCACTACTGCCGCGCCGCCATCCGGCCAGGCTGTGGCAGCAAGCTTCACGTTCTACTGGCCGGTGCACTTCACCGCCGACGACATGACGTTCGACCGCTTCGTCAACCTGATCTACGAGGACAAGAAGCTGACTTTCAAGACGATCCTATGAAGCCGTTCAGTAACACGCTCTACAATATCCTGGTGCAGCGGCAGTTCTATACGGCCGATCTGTATCAGATCACATTGGCGAACGGCACGGTGCTGCGCTATGCCAGCGGGCAGAGCAACATCACTTCGTCAGATGGCAACGTCTATCTGGTCGCAGGTCCGGGTCAGGGGCCATTCTTCGACCGCAAGGACAACAAGGCCAAAGTGATCTGGAAGCTCGGCTCCGGCAACGACCAACTCACTATTGATGTCATTCCAGGCAGTGCGACGGTTGGCAATCTTACTTTCCTCGACGCCGTACGCTGCGGCATGTTCGATGGCGCTGACTTCCAGCTGTCGCGGGCGTTCATGCCCGTGACGATAAACCCGCCGCAATCCCACGCTCTTCAGTTCAATGGCAGTTCTCAAGAATTAAGTATCGCCAGTAATTTTGGATTAGCAGGTGCTAGTAAAACTTGGACCGCTTGGTTCAATACGTCGTCTGCGGCCGCGCAAACTATCTTCCATAAAACGACAGCGACTGGTGATCCTTCAGGTTCGGGTTCCTGGGAAGCCGCGATGTACATAGACAACGATCATCTTCTGCATAGCGAATGGTATAGCGGTGTTAACAACGTCATTTCGTCAACCAGTACTGTGAATGATGGTGCGTGGCATTTTGGCGTGTTCGTAATGCCGAGTGGCGGACCGGGAACATTATATGTTGACAACGTACTGAATGCCACTGGACCTACTGTTGGAGACTCGGATGGATTCTGGACAAATACTTTCATGGCAAATGGCCAGCTCGGCGGGCCTGATACATGGTTCAATGGCGCGCTAGCCGATTTGCGGATTTATAATCGCGCATTGTCAACCACTGACATTAACAATCTGTGGACCGGCAATAATGTGAGCAGCGGATTAACCGCGCAATATACATTGCAGACAGTGAGCGGCGCGGATGCTTCGGGTAACGGCTTCACGGCTACAGTAACAGGCTCGCCTACCGTTGTTAATGGCCCGCCAGCACTGAACACTTTATTAGGTACGCCCGGCCCGGCCGTTAGCGGTTACGGCATCGTCCAGCCGGGTTGCGCAGTACTGATGTTTCAGGGTCGCGTGGCCGAGGTGGATGCTGACCGTTCAATCTCGACTTTCGTCATCAACGACTATCGCGAGCTGTTCAGCCAACAGCTGCCGCGCGATCTCTATGCCGCGCAATGCGCCAATAGCTTCGGCGACGCTAGCTGCACAGTGAACCTCGCTAGCTTCTCCGAGAACGGCACGGTGCAGACCGGCACCAACCAGAGCGCGATCAACACAACGCTGACACGCCCTGCCGGCTTCTATGACGCTGGCAAGATCACCTTCAACAGCGGCGCGCTGCAGGGACTGTCCTACGGTGTCAGCACGTGGGTGCAGGGAAGTCCTGGTGTTGTCACGCCGTACAACGCCTTTCCGCATGTTCCGATGCCGGGTGTGACATTCACCATCGCGCCTGGCTGCGACAAGCGCCTGCTCGGTGGCTGCACCAAGTACAGCAACACGCCGAACTTCCGCGGCTTTCCCTACGTACCGGCACCGGAGACGGCGCTGTGAGCGAGACCGAGGACCGTAAGCGCTTTGTCGATTGCGCGCTGTCCTGGCTTGGCACGCCGTATCACCACATGGCCTCGCTCAAGGGCATCGGCGTCGATTGCGCGACTCTGTTAGTTTGCTCAGCAAAAGAGGCAGGCCTGATCCCGCAGAACTTCAGCGCCGGCAACTACACGCCGCAGTGGAATCTGAATCGCACGGCACAGACCTACCTCGCTACTATTGGCAAGGTCTGTGTGGAGGTGCCACCGCCGCCGAGATCGGGAGACATAGTGGTGTTCAAATTTGGCCGAGTCTTCGCGCATGGCGGCATCGTCATCGAGTGGCCGCGCTTCGTACACGCCTACCAAGGCTCTGCGGTGCAGATCGACGACGCCGAGCGTAATACCATGTTCGCCTATGTTGGCGAGGCCAATGGCGAGCCTCGGCCGAAGATGTTTGTGTCGCTGTGGCCGAGGTGAGGCATGTCATTTTTCACCAGCCTGTTTCGAACAAACAGCGCGGCGAGTCAGAACCAACCGGCCGCTGGTGTCAGTCTGCAATCATCGATCTACGGCCGCGCCATTGCCATCATCTACGGCACGGTCAAGACGGCAGGCAATGTCATCCTGTACGGCAACTTCAATGCCCAGTCGCAGTCGCAAGGCGGTGGCGGCAAGGGCAATATGTTTGGTGGAGGTGGTTCAGCAGGTGGCTCGCAATTCTTGTACTCCGCCGACTTCGCCTTCGCTCTGTGCGAGGGTCCGATCCAAGGCATCGGCGTGGTCTGGTCAGGTCAAGCGCAGCATTTAGTATCAAACGTCGCTGGTGGCGGCTCGACTACAGTTTTCACCGGCACCTATCCTCAGACGGCTTGGCCGCACTCGCTGAACTGGAAGGTTACCGATGCCAACGGCGTTACCACCAGCGGCACAACGTCGCCGCTCAACTACAATGGCATCGCCTATGCCGCCTGTCAGGGGTTCTGGCTCAACACCAGCCCGTCGCTTCCAAACCTTCAGTGGGAGGTAAAGGGAATATTCTCAAACTCTGTCAGCGGACAGAAGGACGCCGATCCGTCGCTGGTGCTCAACGATCTTTTGACCAACGTCCATTACGGCATGACGCCGCCGATGCCTTCGGCGCGGATCGGCGATCTGACACTGTGGCAGAACTATTGCATTGCGACCGGCCTGCTGGTGTCGCCGGTCTACGACAGCCAGCGCACTATCACCGACATGATCGACGAGCTGATGGTAGCGACCAATAGCGCCTGCTTTTTCTCGTCTGGCAAACTTCAGATAGTGCCGTATGGCGATACGGCCATCAAGGCGGGCAGCACGCAAACCGCCGTCGAGCCGGACACCGTCCCTAGCGCAGATACTAACGGTTATTTCAAGATCACGGTCGGCAACTCGGCGACCTTCGCCAGCGATGGCGGTGTCAAATATACTCTCAGCGGCACGCCGCTGACGGCGGTCACGACGCCGCCGTGGACCAAGCCGCTCGTCGTCGGAACGTACTACGTGCAGATCATCGCTGCTGGATTCAGCGGTGTCTATCGTCCCGGTACCTACTTCTTCGCCAGCGCCGATCAGACCAAGGCTGTTACCATCACTTACAACTACGCCGCGCAGGCGTCCTATCTGCCGAATGTGCAGCCGATCTTCACGCTGACCGACGACGACTACATTCGCAATCCGCAGAACGCGAGTGGCGCTGGTGCCACTACCGGCAGTTCGGGGCCGTTGTTGCTGACACGCAAGCGCAAGAGCGACCGCGTCAACTCGGTCAAGGTCGAGTTTCTCGACCGTAGCAACAACTACAATCCGGCTGTAGCACTTGCTGAGAACCAAGCTGAGATCGACCTCTACGGCAAGCGCACGGCGGGAAGCAAACAGCTTCATCTGTTCTGCAACGCCACGGCGGCCAACCTGTCAGCACAGCTTCAGTTGCGGCGCGAGCTCATCAACAACGTCTACCAGTTCTCTCTGGATGAGCGCTTTATCATGCTCGACCCGATGGACCTTATTGGTCTGACGGATTCCACGCTTGGCTTGGTCAATCAACTTGTCCGCATTACCGAGATTCAGGAGAACGACGATGGCACGTTGAGCTTCACCTGCGAGGACTCGCTGCTAGGCACTGGAAGCTCACCCGCTTACGCCTTCGACGTGCAGCAGGGACAGCCGCTCGTTAACCTTGAGAGCTTGCCGGGACCGATCAACACGCCGGTATTCTTCGAACCGCCATGGGTTCTCAATACCGATCTGGAAGTGTGGTGCGCGGTGTCGGCACCGGCCAGCTCGAACTGGGGCGGCGCGGATTGCTGGGTATCAACCGACGGCATCAACTACCAACTGCAAGCGCGTATCCTTGGCGGTGCGCGCATGGGCACGCTGACAGCCACGCTGCCTAGCGTGACAGCGGCGCTGTCGGGACTGACCATCGATCAGGCCAACACGCTGTCGGTGGACCTGACGATCAGCAGCGGCACGCTGGACACTGCCTCGCAGCAGCAGGCGACCAACCTGGCGTCGCTGTGCTACGTCGACGGCGAACTGGTGTCCTACGCCAATGCCACACTGACGGCGGCCAACAAATACGATCTAACCTACTTGGTGCGCGGTGCCTATACGTCGAACATTGGCTCGCATGCCATCGGCAGCAACTTCATCCGGCTCGACAATCAAGGACTGCTGAAGATTCCGTTCACTCAGGACCGGGTCGGACAGACGATCTATGTCAAGTTTCTATCGTTCAATAGCTATGGCGGCGGTCAGATCACGCTCGCGTCGGCACCGGCCTACAGCTACACGATCCAGGGAACCGCGCTCAGCGCGTCCATGGCGAACGTCAGTAATCTGCAGGAGCACTTCCAAGGCAATCTGGCGCAGATCAACTGGACCGAGATCAACGACTTTCGCAATCCTGTCTACGAAATCCGCGTCGGCGGCTCCTGGCTCAACGGACAGTTCCTCGTGCGGCAGGCGCATCCGCCGTTCAAGGTCATGGGTGATGGTACCTACTGGG